AAGCCTTGCAAGAGTAGTTTGGGAACTAGCCCTGGCAACGGGGTTAGCCCCAAACGAATTTGAAACCGCTGAAGACATTTTGACCGTGATTGAAATTTTGGAAGGGCGGAACAATGGCAAATGATGTGACCATTGGTTATGACAAGCAGGAATTGCGCGCCATCATTGGTTCATTTAAAGCAATGAATGAAGAAGCCACTGCCCAAGCAAAAAAAGAAACTTCAGCCCTGGCCGAATGGGTCAAAGGTAGAATCGTCACGGCGTCACGGGGTACACGCAATTTGGTTGACAATAGAGTTGCGGAAGGGGCAAAAGTTTCCAAGTCGTCCAAGATTGGTGAAATTTCATTTGGTTTTGCTGGTCAGAAATTTAGCGGCGGGGCAACGACTCAACAAGTGTGGGGCGGGGCAGAATTTGGTTCAAACCGTTGGAAGCAATTTCCAGTTTGGTCAGGGCGTGAAGGGCGTGGGTCACGCGGGTGGTTTATTTACCCAACCTTGCGCGCTGCTCAACCTGAAATTGTCAAGCGTTGGGAAGAATCGTTTTCAAAAATCATAAAGGAATTTAACTAATGGCAGGCAGCCGCACGCTCAAACTCTCAATTCTTGGTGACGTTTCCGACCTGAACAAATCCTTAAAAGCGGGCGCGGCTGACGTTGACACGTTTGGCGACAAGATAGGCAAGGCAGGCAAAATGATTGGGGCAGCATTTGCCGCTGCCGCTGCCGCTGCCGCTGCCTATGCGATCAAGATTGGAATTGATGGCGTCAAGGCTGCTATTGAAGACGAAAAAGCACAAACCCAACTTGCCCTTGCCTTAGAAAATGCAACTGGTGCAACAAAAGCGCAAATTGCAGAAACTGAAAAACAAATCCTTAAAATGTCATTGGCAAGCGGTGTTGCAGATGATGATTTGCGCCCAAGCCTGGCACGTCTAGCGCGGGCAACAGGGGACACTGAACAAGCGCAAAAATTATTGGCAATGGCAATGGACATTTCAGCCGCTACGGGCAAGCCGCTTGAAACGGTTTCAAATGCGCTTGGAAAAGGTTTTGAAGGTAACACGGCAGCGTTGGGCAAACTTGGAATTGGTTTATCTGCTGCCGAATTGAAAACAATGACATTCACGGACGTCCAGGCCAAATTGACGGATTTGTTTGGCGGGGCAGCAGCGGCAAACGCTGAAACCTATTCAGGCAAGATTGCACGCATGCAGGTGGCATTTAATGAAGCAAAAGAAACCATTGGTTTTGCCTTGTTGCCTATTTTAGAAACGTTAATGAATTTTATCAATCAAAATGCACTGCCTGCAATTGAAGCGTTTGCAGGTGCTTTCAGTCTGACCAATGGACAAGGTTTGGGCAAGATAATTACAGACGTTGTCAATGTTGTTCGTGACGTGGCTGAACCTATTTTCAAAGCCTGGATTGTAGTTTTTGATAAGTTAAAAAAAGTTATAGTTGACAACAAAGACAATTTCCAAGCATTTTTTGACGTGGTCAAATTCCTTGCACCTATTATTGGCAAGGTCATTGGGGCAGCCGTCACGGTCATTGGTGATGTGGCTGAAGTCGTTTTGGCTATATTTGCAAAAGTCTTGGGCGCATTGAAACCGTTAATCAATGGGGCAATTGATGGGATCAATGCAATTATTTCTGCTTACAACAAATTGCCATTTGGTGACATTTCATTGATTCCTAAAATTGGCAGCACGGCTGGTGCTTCAACAGGAACGCCTGGTGCAATTTCAGGCGGCGGGGCAAAAACAGGAACAGGGACAGGGACAGGCACGGGGGGAACAGGTGGGGCAGTTGCAGCAGCGGTGGCAGGCGCGGTCACTGCTGGTGTCAAGGCTGGTGCAGCCGCAGCCGCTTCCGCTATTACGGGCGACAAAGGCGGGACAATTGGCAACATTGGTGAAGCCATGTTTGCAATACGTCAACGGGAAACAGGTTTTGCAGTCCCAACAGTCCCAAGCAAGGGTGGTGGTTTTACTGATTCGCAAAATGCAGCCCGACTTGCAGCGGCAACGCAACCAACAATCAACATAACCGTGAACGGCGCAACCAATTCTGAAGACGCTGCCCGCGCAATGATTGACACACTGAATCGTTCAACGTATCGCGGCACGGGCGGGTCAAGCAATTTGGTCACAATATGACCATTTGGAATCCTATTTGGAAAGTTGAAATTGATGGTGTTCCTTACACCACCGCAATTTTGGCAAACCTAATCATTCGCAGCGGGCGAACCAATATCTATGAACAAGCCCAAGCGGGATTTTGTACCATTGAATTAATTGACACCACGCAAACGGCAATCCCCGTTTCAATTAATTCAACCATTGGCATTTCAGTCAAAGACAGTGCAGCGGCATTTGTTCCCATTTTTGGTGGCAATGTGGTGGACATTGCGTTGGAAGTGCGTGACGCGGGGCAAATTGGCTTCAGTCAGACTTATTCAATCACGGCATTGGGTGCATTGGCGCGGTTGCCTAAAGCCCTGACAGATGGGGTTTTGTCGCAAGATTTTGACGGCACGCAGATTTATGACATTTTGCATGAAGTCTTATTTGCAACGTGGGCGCAAGTACCAGGGGCAGAAACTTGGGCTACTTATGACCCAACAATTACTTGGGCAAATGCTGAAAACAACGGATTTGGTGAAATTGACGTCCCTGGCAATTATGAATTGACGGCACGCGGTTCAGACCGTACCAACGTTTATGCCCTAGTTTCAGCCCTTGCCACGTCAGGTTTGGGTTATATTTTTGAAGACGCCCAGGGACTTATCGGGTATGCCGATTCCACACACCGCACCACCTATTTGGCAACAAACGGTTATGTGGATTTAGACGCAAACCACGCACGGGCAGCAGGCTTGCGGATTGAAACGCGGGTGGGTGACGTGCGCAATTCCGTAACGATCAAGTATGGAACAACTAGCCAATTTGAGGAATCAGCAACAGACCCCGCTTCAATTGTGCAGTACGGTCAACTTGCCCAAATTATTAATACCACCATAAAGCACGCGGCAGACGCCCTAAGTCAAGCCCAATTTTATTTGACCTTGCGCGCCCAACCGCAGCCAATTTTTAGTGAAATCACATTTGACCTGACCAACCCCGAAATTGATAATGGCGACCGTGACAACTTAATCAACGTTTTCATGGGTGAAGCCATTGCCCTGGAAAATTTGCCCTTGAATATGAGCGCGGGAACATTTCAAGGGTTTGTTGAAGGCTGGTCATTTAGGGCAGGCTTCAATGAATTGTCCGTCACATTGCTATTATCCCCGCTTGCCTACTCATTGCAGGCAATGGCGTGGAATGATGTGCCAATAACAGAAACGTGGGCAAGCGTGTTGCCGACATTAGATTGGGAAAATGCCACAATAGTGGCTTAGAAAAGGGGAACAAATGACAAATCCAACAAGCAATTTTGGCTGGCAAATGCCGACTTCAACCGATTTGGTAACGGATTTGCCCGCAGATTTTGAAGTTTTTGGACAGGCAGTTGACACTGATTTTGTGGATTTATTGGGCGGAACAACGGGACAGGTTTTGTCCAAGACAAGTGCCACGGACTTGGACTTCACTTGGATTGCAAATGACCAAGGTGACATAACTGGTGTGACGGCTGGCACGGGAATCAGCGTGGCAAGCCCAACTGGACCAGTCCCAACAGTTTCCATTGACACTGCCGTGACTGCTGATTTGACTACGGCACAAACATTGACAAACAAAACATTGACGTCACCTGCATTGACAACACCAACAATTAGCACATTGACAACAAATGGCGATTTGCTTTATGGAACAGGGTCAGGGGCGTTAGCGCGAAAGGCTATTGGCAGCACTGGACAAGTGCTTACAGTTGCAGCGGGAATTCCTAGTTGGGCTACACCTGCAAGTGCAAGTCCTGCAAGCGGTGTTAATAGAGTGGCAACACAAGAAAGCACAACTTCAACTTCTTTTGTAAATCTAACAACTACGCAAGCGGTAACACTAACAACTGGAACGAAAGCACTCGTCAGTCTTTCTTGCCAAATAGTCGCAAATGGAACAACAGAACAACCTTGTATGTCTGTTGCAATTACTGGCGCGTCATCAGTGTCGGCGGCTTCTTCAATATCGCTTAACACTTTCAACACGGCAGCGCAACAGGCTTATGGCATAAGTATATTATTTACTGGTTTGACTGCTGGTTCCAATGTCTTTACTGCAAAGTTTGCTGACCTTGCTGGCACTACTTCAAGTTTTCAAAATCGTGAAATCTCAGTCATTGACCTAGGGAGTTAAAAATGGCAATTACAAACAAAGAAATTAACCTGTCACAACTTGATAAAGAGTTAGGCGGTAAAGGTCTTAATGGTGACTTTAATGACTTAACAAAAAAGTTAATTCTGCCAACAGAAAACTCAGATGTAACTGAACAAGAACTTGAAGTGGCTATTGCTGCTCATATTGCTTTACCTGAACCTGAGCCAACTGTGGCAGATAAACTGGCAAGCGTTGGGTTATCGGTGACTGACCTTAAAACTGCACTTGGGCTTTAAGTGGAACACTTGACTGAAAATGTTTCCTGACAACACTGCCGCAAAATTGCTTGAAGTTGCAATTGCTGAAGTCGGCACAATTGAAGAAGGTAACAACCTGACCAAGTACGGCAAATTTACAAAAGCAGATGGTTTGCCGTGGTGTGGCAGTTTTGTCAATTGGTGTGCAGCCCAAGCAGGCGTCAAAATTCATTCAGTTGTTGGCACTTCTATTGGTGCGCATAAATTCAAAGAAATGAACCGTTGGTCAAACATGCCGCAATTGGGTTATTTGGCATTTATGGATTTTCCACATGACGGCATTGACAAAATTTCACACGTTGGAATTGTCGTTGGCTTAATGCCAGGGAATCAGTGCATGACTATTGAAGGCAACACCAGTGGCGGGGGCGACCAACGTAACGGTGGCATGGTCATGGTTAAGGTTCGCAATTATGGTGAAGAAAAAGAAATTCTTGGGTTTGGAATTCCCAAGTTTGTTCCATACAAAGGCGACTTTCCAAAAGTTGCACTTCCACAATCGGGAGAAAAACCGAAAAAGGA